CCTGCGCGCCATCCTGAACCCGAACGCCGCCACCTTGGGCCGTCGTAAACCCGATCCAATTTCCGTGGACCGTCAGCGGGCCAGTCGGGATTGCCGACAATGATGGCTCGATCGCGGAAACAACGACACCCCAGCCATTCATCAACAGCACATTTCCGTTGACAGTCACGTTCTGGCTGCCGCCGCACAGGATCGCCGTGCCGGTGCCCGAGACGTGACAGCCAGCAATCACGCTGCCCCAACTGCCGCGGGCATCAATGCCGGACGCACCGCCCACAACAACAGTGTTACTGACGCGGCTGGCGCCCAGCCTGCCGATAAGCCCGCCGCCAATGACGCCGCTACCGTTGTTCTGCAGCGAATTGCCGTCGATGAGCGCGCCAACCGCCGCGATCGCAAGACCCCAATCACTATTATTCGAAACGAGGTTGTTGGCCACGAGGCAGGTAGAAGCGGCAGACTCCGGGGCTGCGCCGATGCTCCAGTTTCCAACGCTGAGACCAATGGCGTTGCTGGCGCAGCTATTCGCGCGCAAGATGCATGACACACCGGATTGGACGGAAATCCCACATCCCGTATTGTTATCAGCGCTACATCCCTCGACCAGAACCGTCCCGCTGCCGGTCACGTTCAGACCATGCAAAGCGTTCGTCCGAAACTGGCACTGCTCGATCTGGTAGGCCGCACCAAATCCGCTGCTAATGGAAAGTCCGCAGCCGGATGTCGTCCCAACCGCATTGATAAACGAAGATCGGACGAGAGTCGCCCCGGAGCAAACGGCGCCGATCGTCACGGCCGCCATATCGGCCCCGGCCAGCCCTCCCGCATCAAAAGTCACGCCGTCAACGACCAGCGGGCCAGCTGTGACATCAATCCAGGTGGGAGACTCGACTAAGCTGGTTCGCCGGATGATCGTGGAACCGGGGACGCCGATGATAGCGGTTGCTGCCGCCAGGGTGAGGGGTCCATTCACGATATACGTACGCGCATCCAGCCGAAACGGCCGTCCGCTCGCTGCGGCCGCAACAAACGCCGCCGTATCGTCCGTGACCCCGTCCCCGACGGCGCCAAAACTCTCGATGCTCAAAGCATCCGCCAGGAAATCCATGAGGGGACGAGCGATCGTCCCACCCAACGCGGTCGCACTGATATTGGTGCCGTTAATGCCTGGCAACGTGCTGATGCCGGCCATAAAGGTTGCGTACGACAAAGCGGCATTCTGCCCGCCTTGGCCGATCGCCACCTGATCGGTCGGCATCGGATTACCACCAGTAGACAGCGCATCGATCAGAAACGGTGCCGGTGCGCTGAGTGTCCCGTTACCGGCAGTGAGATTGGCACCAATCGCGATCGTCTCCGGGGCCCCGGTCCCGGCACTCAGTCGCCCCAATAAACTGCCGGAGGGCACGGCCAGCGCGGCCTGAACCCCAGACAATAATTGCGCCCTGCTCGCGCTGCGTGCGATGTCGGATTGCGAGACAACCAGCTCATCGCTGTCGCTGACCGAGACAGCTTGGGGCAGTTCATCGATCGTGGGCATGGGCCCTCCGCGTCTCAAATCGTGGTCAAGATGGGCGCGCCGGTCTGGTCCGTGATAGGGGCGCCGGTCTGGTCAGTCAGGGCGGATGGCGGCACCGGCGGCGTCGCCAGCGCCACAACGGGCAAGTTGATGGTGCGCCCGATCACCCGGCCACTATTGGTGCCGATGGTCACCGTCACCTCGTAGATGGTTCCGGCAAATCCGCCAGTGAGCCACAGGATGGCGATATCGCCGTCGGCGCTGGAGGATTGCAATGTCAGGTCACCGGGATTGTTCGGACTGATCACGACATCCAGAGTCATGATCACGTCGCCTTCGTTGCCGGCGATCGCCTCGGAAATATCCACACTGTAGTCCAGCGTGTCGCCCGGATCCTTCGGCGGCCAATAGAGTGGCTGTGGCTGCGGGCAAGGGGCCGCACCGCGCGGCACGATCCCGAAGCCGTTAATCACGACGACACGGGCGGTCGACGGAATCCATGTATAAACGGCTTGCGTCGCCATGATCTTCCTCGTCTGCAGCAACGTTGCAGTTGGGGCCAGGCTCTCCCGAAGACACAGCCCAAGCCCGACGTGATGGTCTATCCCTCAGGGACAGATCACCACTCCACCAACACCAAGCCAGGGCCGCCCTGGCCACCAAACCCGCTGCCAACACCGCCCACCCCACCGGCCCCCGGCAGGGCGCTGGCAGGACTATTGACCGTATTGCTGCTCGCAGCGACCACAGCTGCGGATCCAGCGGCCCCGAATGCGCCTCCGCCGGCGCCGCTCACCCAAACCGTGCCGGCCTCAAAGGCGCTCCCGCCCGGTTGCCCAGAAATCAGCAATCCCGTTCCCGCCGCCTGTCCGCCGCTGCCACCAAAGCCACCAACGCCACCAGAACCCGTGGCGCCGTCAGTACCCGCATTGCCCCCGCGGGCGGAAGCCAGGCCCGCGAATTGTGACGTGCCGCCGGCCGCACCCGATCCAATTCCGCCATTGCCGACAGTCACCAGATAGCTCTGGCCTGGCGTGACCGGGTAGAACCCCTCCGAATATCCGCCGCCGCCGCCGCCGCCGCCTGCGGCGCCACCGCTTACGCCCGCACCCCCGGCGCCGCCGCCGCCCCAGATGCGCAATTTCACACTGCTGATGCCGGCTGGAACCGTCCAATTACCCTGCGAGACAGGCGTAAACACGGCCAAATTATGCGTCCCCGGTGTCTGCTGCGGCAGCTTCGTTGTAATAAATGGGGCTTCCGGCACGGTCGCGATATTCGCTGCCACAACGCTCGACGCACCGGCAGGTACGGTGATGACGTAAAGCCCGACCCAGCCAGCGTCCACCGCCGGCGTTTGCTGCGTCCCCGCGCTGCCCGGTGCGCCGGCCTTCACTTGCAGCTGGACCTGCTGCAATCGCTGCGTATTCTGGGGTGTCCCCGTCCCGTTTGGCCCGCTATAGGGCTGGCTCGGGTTGGAAGAATTGTAATACGGCAGCACCACCGGCGTGGCATCAACCTCCAGCAGTGTCGCTTCAATCAAATAATCAATCGCATCGCCCGAAACCGTCGGCGCAGCCAGCGTGAACTGTGCCGCAAGAAGATTGACACCAATCCGAAGCAGCGGTTCAGTCGGCTCCGCAGGCAAGGACCCGAATGGCAGCGTGTCCACGGCGCCGTATTGTGTAATGCTGCCCGGTCCGACCGTCACATTCATGGACGCAGGCAGCGTCGGTGCGCATGCCAGCCCATCGACCACGGTCCCAGTGCCAAGCACGGCTTGCGCCAGGTAGCCGAGTGCCACCATCACGTTGCGCTCGATGTTGAGAATATCCGTATCCAGCGGTATGCCGCCAGGATAGACAATCTGCCTGTCCACGCTATGGCCTTTCAGTATGACAAGAATGGATGGCCGCTCACGACGCTGATCTGTCGGACAGCCGCATCCACGCAATCGTGCCAGCTGGCAGCATCGGCGGCACCGCAGCCTGTATCGCGCTGTCGGTAATGCCGGTGGGCTCCATGCTCAGGCTCGCATAGACCGGAATGCCGCCAGTACCGTAACCGGCGACCTCCGCTATGCCGGCACCGCTCGGCCGGAACACGGTGATAAAGAACTGATAGGGCAGCGCTAGACTTCCCCAGCCCCCGCCGAGCCCATAGCCAACGCCACCAAGCGTATACCCGCCCGTATCGGTGGTTCGCGCCGGTTCAAAAATAATTGGCGTATACCCAGTCAATTGCTGCAGCGCTGTGCTCAACGCCGACCGTGTCGCGCGGGGACGCAGCAGCGCCTGTAGGATCCTGATCTGGAAAGCCGCGTCAGCCTCGTCTGAAGATCGTAGGAGCGTGCTGCCAAAAAAGTCCGCGCTGATCAAGTCCAGGAATGGCCCAGCCGCCGTTCGGATCCGTGTCTGCGAAATGACCGCCTGAAACAAGCTCCAGAAGTTTGAAAACGCCGTACCCAAACCCTGGAGCAGGGCCGCCAGGACGAGCGTGTTATCCCCGAACCAGCCTGCCGGCAGTATCGCCAGCAAGCGGCGCGCCATATCGGCGACATCACCCAGCATTCTAGGAAACCGTTACATTGACGGGCAAGATCACCCCATTAATCGGGGCAGTCACGTCCTGCGCGACACCGTTGATCAGGGTGCTGGTCACGCTGCTCACGCTCGCATCGGTATCATGGCAGAGTGCATCAATCTTAGAGACTGCGAGCGTCGAAGCGATCGGCAGCGTCTGTATCCAAGCTAAAATATTCAATTGCGCATTCGCGGCAACGGTCGCATGAGTCATCGGGTTGGACGTCTCCAGAACGACCGTGACTGCAACAGAGGTTATCGCAGGACCTTGGACCGCAAAGATGGAGCCAATTGGCCGGACGGCGTCCACGGCACCCTGCGCAGCGGCCAGCAAAGCCGTGCCTGGTGATCCCGTGCCATCATCCACGACAACCAGAAAACTGCCTGGCATAGGATCAAGATTGCCATCGACATTCTCGATGACGGTCGTGCGCAGTCCGAGTTGCACGGCGTCCACGGCATTCAGGACGGCTGTTGTAGTTGCCAATGACAAGCTGTTGATATAAAGCTGAAAGCGTGTGCGGAATGCGGCGTCGGTTTCAGCATTTAAGCCCCCCACGAACCCCGCCGAATTTGTGACGGTATCCACGCCGTTTATGGGGGACGCCAGCAGGCCGATAGTGCCGGGCTGAATATTGCCGGCCGGTCCCATCGTTTTGCACTGCACAGGTGCCGTCACGCTCGCCTGTGCGGCCGCCAGTGTATAGCCGTTAGCGCCATTCCAGGCCGGGTTGGCAGCATCTGCCGTCACGGCAAAGCTTTGGGTGCCATCGCTGGTCAGAACCACTGCCCCAACCGGGATGATCGTTGTCATGCCGGTAGTGTAGCGGCCAAAATTGACGGTCCCGCTGGCGGCCGCGCCAGGCAGCCGGTAGAATGAAAAATCGGCCATCCAGCTGTCGAGCGCGGTGCCAACACTGGTCGCGGCCCGCGTTGTCGCCAGCACTTGCAAGATGAGCCATTGCAGCCAGAGCGCGACGGACGCGCAGGATTCCAAGATCGCTCGTAAGACGCTCCCGATCGTCAAATCGATGAGTTGCGTCGATGCACCCTGCAGCGCCGCGGCCATTTGCGACATCAAGCCGGAGAACGTCAGTACGGGGAGCATGTCAAACACCCACGGAAAAGGTCAGTGTCTCGGTTTGCCCGGATGCAACATCGCTATGGGCAATATAGACAAACACGCTGCCGTCCGGCTGTGGCGAGGTGGTGACGTCCGGCTCGGGCTGATGCGCGACCGCGGCCTCTTGAAAGAGTTGCCCCCGAATCGCCCCCTCGATGGCCCGCCCGTTGACGATGCTGCCGACATATTGTCCCAGGCCACCGCCATAGCTCGGATGCCAGGTATAGTCCTGCTGGTTCGTCAGCAATCGGCGCAACACGCGCTGTTGGCTCAAAGCGGCACCGTCAACCAGGCTGAGATCACCCGCCGGCGTGACCGCAAGATCGCCACTCCAGATCAGATTTGCGTCCGGCATGGGACGATGCTCCCTTAATCCTGAGGACTGGGTGGCGTATCGTTCGGTGGATGCACGTGCTCATTATAGACGCCGCGGAACTGCGCCAGGGATCCGTGCTGGTCATACACGTTGCCGCTGACATGCAGATCACCATTATGGGTCCAGGTCGCCGCATTGCTCTCGATCGAGCCATCATTATGAAGCTTCAGAAAGCTGCCCGTGCGATGCAGCAGCCATAACTCGCCCGCGGGCGCGTTCGGCGGCTGCGCCGCGTTGGACCACAGCCGGCCTACCACCAAGCCTTGCTCAGCATCGCCGTCCTGCCAGATCACAACCACCTGGTCCCCGGGCGTAGGCGGACAGACCAGCCCCCAACCATTGCCGACCCAGGGGCTCGCCATGGGCAACCAACCGGTTAACACCCCTTCAGGCTGCACGGTCACACGGGCGGTAAATGTTGCAGGGTCAACCGAGGTCACCACGGCGACTCGCGGATGCGCCCACGCTTGGTCGAGCTGGGATGCTTGCCCGCGCAAGAGATTTAGGAAGCTGTCCAAGGCATACTCCGCGCTTCAACTGTTTGCGTGAAGCCGTGCTGAAAACTGATCCGCCGATCGACCGCGCAGATGCTATAAACCCCGTCGAAATCGGTATTCGTGCCCGCCAGCTGCATGGCCATCCTCGGGAACATCACGGCGTCGCCAGGCATCTCAATGGCGATGCTTCGTTCGTGGCCCGACATCTGGCCGAGCAACTGATTGGCCAGAATCTGAGCGTCACTGGAAGATAAATTCGGCCGCACCACCGTCCGCGTCGTGCTCAGGCTGCTTGTGGGGTTACTGGAACTGCTCTGTATCACGACGGTCTGCGACACGGCGTCCCAACTCTTGACAACCACAGTGATGCCAGCGGCGATATCCAGCGCATGGTGCATCCGCAGGCTGATACAGTCCTGCGGCGTGACCGTGACCGCCGGCACCGCCTCCGGCACCGGGGCAAAATTGAGCGTCTGCCCAGCCACCCACGCGTCGAAACCTTCAAGCTGCGCCAGCCAGCACAGCAGGTCCCATTGCGTCGTCGCCCGGGCGTGTTGTGTCAATGCCGTCCGGGTTCGGCCACTCTGGTAATATCGTCCAACCAGCGTTTGGGTCGGTGTCACCGCGGCCGTCAGCCCCTGCCGGCTCGCCAGCAGCGTCGCAATCTCGCTCGATGTCTGGTTCTCGAAACTTTCATCGATCTGGGTGTCCACGAACATTGCTGCCAGGTCTCGGCCGTTGGTGTGGACCTCGCCGCGAATGGGATCAATGGAAACGGTGTCCGCGTTGCCCGTAATCAGGCTGGCCCATTGACCGGCAAGGCCAATCTGCACTTCCGTCAGTAGTGGAACACTGGACCAGATGGCCGCCCCCGCGCCATTCAGCGCTGCACGGATACGAAAGCGATCGGCCGCAAAGAAGCTGCTCGATTCGATCTCGGCCTCGATCACGCCCTCGACATAGGTGCCATTCAAGAACACCGCCGGTAGCGGCTGTCGCGAATGACTACCCGACACGAGACGCCCCACCGGTGTCATCAGGGATCACGAGTGTCACAATTCCACTGAGCCACGGATCGTTGATGTTGTTCAGGCTCGCAATCGCGTCCCATTGCGCAGCATCACCCAAATACCGACAGGCCACGTCAAACAGCGTGCCACCGCAGACGGTCAGCGTTTGCATTAGAAACCCGCATCAAGAAAATTGGTCGTGGCACGCCCGACATACCCGGACGCGGCAGTCAGCGATGCGAGCGAGCCGGCGCTTGCCACCAGGCTTGGCAGGTCCGTCGTCGTCATTCCCGGCTCGGTGCTGGCGATCGCGGCCGTAATACTGCCGCCCGTGCTGGTCAGCGCCGAGGAAGCGGCTGCGTAAGCTTGGCTTCCCGCCACAGTGGCACCCGCCGCGTTGACCGCCGCAAGCGCTAAAGCAACCCCCGGAGCCGATGCCGCGAGGTTCAGATCCGCGACAATGTCGGCGAGCAACGTGACCGGTGCTGTCGCCGCTGTCGCCGTCTGCGTTCCAATCAGCACAGTGCACGCGATCTGGTACGGGATCCACCAGCTATTGCAAAATTCCAGCTTCAGCTCAGATACAATAACGGTCGCCGAGAAGACGTCCCAGGACAGTGGCGTTGCGAGCCCACCGATGCGCAAGGCATCAAGCGCCCGGGCCCGGTCCGTGGCGTCATTGCCGGAAAGAATTCCGTGCCAGGCGATGACCGCGTCATCGGCACCCATCGCGTCAATCACGCGCGTGCCGCCCGGCAATTTGTGAACGGCCACGGCCTGCGCACCACCGAACGTAATTCGGGCTGCAATCTCGAATCCGTCCAGGAACACACTGCCCAGGAATAATCCCATGGTCAGCCTCCGATCATGGCACCCGTCGGAAATACATTGCGCCGAGGATCAAACCCGGCACTGCCGCTGGCCGGCCGCCCAGCCTCCGCGGCGAGTGACTGTGCCATCCATCTCCCCATCAGCCTTCCATCCAGATAAACATCACCTTGCGTTGGTCCCTGCCGCTCAGCAGTGCCGCTGCCCGTCCCGGAATTCCCCGTCTCGCCGGGCCAGATGCCGGCACCCTGGGATCCAGTTCCCGCACCCGAGCGGCAAGCTGGATCAGGCAGCGCCGATACGGATGGCGCAGGTGTCACCGTCGTAGGACGGTCGGCCCACCCGATCGGCGCCATCGCTTTTGTCAAAGGTTGTTGCGGTGGCCACGAGTCTGCGCCATGGTCTCCTGGGCTTGTCCCCGTTTGTGCCTTGGCTGCCTGGGCGATGGCGAGTTGGATATGACGCAAAGCGTGTTGGCCGCCTCCGCCTGCTCCCGGTGCGGCACCAGGCAGGTGCGTCCAGGGGTGGGGATTGCGCCCCTCCCCACCGGTTGGGCCCGCACGCTCTCGCGTCACCGCGCTGGGCGGCGTTGCCCCGGCACTCAGACCGGCGGCCATCGTGGGCGGCGCCCGTCTTTCAACAGCCGGTTGGCCGGGGCCACTATGCCAATGAAGCTTCACCCGGTTCACCGCGCCGCCAGCTGGTTGCTGGCTGCTCCGCGTGACGTCAGGCCGGCCGGTTCGCGGCGATGCCGCCTGCGTCACAGAAATGCCGCGCCCGTCCATGGTGTCGGGCTTGGGTCCTGCGTCCGGCCGCAGCGCGTCCGACCCCAGCGAAGGCGTGTCGCGCATGGTCGCCTGGCCATGATCGAACTGCCGCGATGCCGTGCCTGGTAGCTGTCCATCCCAGCCGTCTCGCGCTGCCGCCGTGTGACCGGCACCGCCACGCTGCACCGGCACCGCCCGCGCCCTCATTCCAGCAGCGTCCGCAGGAGCAAATCGGCTCACGCGATGGAATAACAACGCATCCAGGGCAGCTCGTACCGCACGGTGACCGCGGTCCAAACTCTCCGGCAAACGGAGGCGCATCGCCAGCCTGCGACCGGGTTCGGCGGCCTCTTCCAAGCTTTCCTCCCACGTCGCACGCGGTCCCACAGCTAATTGCTGCTCCACGACATCGCTGCCCAGTCAAACACATGGCCATCGAGTTGCCCCAGCGCGACAACCCAGGCTAACCGTTCCGGCGCCGGCAAGGCAAACGCCACATCAAAAGGCACGCCGTTCCGGACAAGATACAAGCTATCGACCAGATCGGCGTGCCCGCTCAGTTTCCCGGTTGGGCCTTGCCCGCCTCCGCGCGGTCCGCCGCGTCCAAGGCATCGGCCACGGCCGCGATGCCGTCATCGCCTAATCGGCGAACCAGCGACTCCAGCTGGTCTTCGGTCACTGGCGGTGGCACCGGCACGTCGTCGATTGCCGAAACGGAACACGCCAGCAGGGCCATGCCGAGATAGGGGGCATTCAGCGAAAGCTCGGACCCCAGCACCTTGAACAGCCTTAGCCGATCGAGGGCATCGAGCCGTCGAAACGTCACGCGCCGGCCGGATGCATCGACAGCCGTATATATTCGGGCGGCGTCCGCCAGCAATCGTCCGGATGGCGTCATCATCAGATCCGCTGCCTCTGCGTCGCAAAGAATTCCAGCCTCTGTTTCACCGCGGCGTCGCCCCGCCATGTGCCGGAATTGCTCACCTTGAAGACCACACCGCTATATTGATAGGTTGACGTCGAGCCATCGACCTCCTGAATATATTGATAGATCGTCCCGGCCGGCAAATTGCCCTGCGTAAAGAACGCCTGCTCCGCGACAGCCATGAAGTCGTCGACGGTGCTCGTTCCCCGCTCAACCTCGAAGCTACCCTCCCAGCCCTTTGGCAGTTCCGCCCCCATCGGCACGCCATCCAGGCGGTCGAGCCGCACCGACTGCGTCAGCTGCCGGCTCTCAAAGCCCGTCACGTAGCTCAGATCGACCCGGCCGAATGGACCCATGATCACAAGCTGGCAGTCCCGGCCGATGGAGAATGAATTAATGGGCATGATCGGCTCTTTCCCGTTTGCTGATCACTGGAGATGAAGGCACGGCCTAAGAATTGGGGGAGACGTGCTGTCCCCCCCAACCCCCGTCGTCCTATGGTGCGGGCTGTGCCGACCACCCTATCCTAAAGAATGACGGGGGGTTTGGGGGGGACGGCACGTCTCCCCCAACCTTGCCTCATTCACGAGCTCGGCAGGATCTGCTGCTGCACGACCACGGTTTGGCCGCCCTCGACATTCACGATAAACTTCTCATTGATGCCCTGATACTGCACCTGCGCGTCACTCTGCACATAACCCAGGCTGGTCTGGCTCGGCGGATTATTGGTGCCGTCGCAAATGACCGAGAATGGCAACTGCCCCGCGCTATTCGTGCCCAATATCCCCTGCGCCAGCAAATTTTGCAGAAAGCTCAACTGGGTTGCCCTGATTTGCTGGAACAATTGGCTGTTGATCACTTGCCCGACAAACGGCCCCATGCCGGCCGCCAACGTCGCCGCGATGAAATTCGTCATCCGGCTATAATTGTCGCCATTCACGGCCGGGTTGCTGGAGGTGTTATGGCCACAGCGCACGCCCCAATAGGCGCCGCCCGGCTGCGGATTCGCGATGACGTCGATGCCCGCCTGGAACAGCGTCTGCAGTTCCGCCTCGCTATACGTCGCTGCCTGGCCGCTGCCTGGCACCCCCGATTTCTGCGATCCAATGATGCTATATAGCGGCTTGTTCAGGCTGGATTGCTCCGGCGACAAATTCCCAAGCCGCCCTGCCACGAAGCCCTGCGGCGACACGATCCGGATCATGCCGTTGGTCTGGTCCGACCAGTAGATCCAGTCGCCGAACATCAGTTTTGCCGACGTCGCGTTCAATCCGGTCTGCTGAATAACGTTGACCGCATTATTAATCGTGTCCCCCGGCGGCCCGGTCAATATCATGTATACGCCTTCCGAGCCGCCAAAAGCCGCTTGCGTCAGCCACTGCGTTGGGTCGTCCGTGTCCGCCAGAACCCCTATGCTGCAGCCTTGCCCGCGTAGCGCATACATCCCGGTTCGCGGAATCCCATCCTGTCCGACAAGTGTCGCGGCGGTAATCGCCCCGGCGCCGTCAGTGCCGCCCAGGAGCTGCAGCGGTTGGGACGTGGTCATGGGCGCCGTTGTGTTGGCCGATCCTGGCGTCGCAACCACAAGCTTTGAATTGCGTCGCAGCGGCCCCGTGCCATTATTGACCGCGCTCACCAGCGCCGCCCAGAACGATGCTGGTGGCGTTGCGGGCAGGTTGTCATAAACCTCCGGTAGCATTGCCGGCATCGCTATGGTCAGCTTATAGGTCCCGGCCTGCGACCCGTTGGAAATCGAGAAGGTGATGCTATTGCCGAGCGATCCCGTATAGCGTGCCGTCAGCAGCGCGGCATAGGTACCATTGCTCAAGCCAATGCTGTAGCTTGCCGCGGTGTCCGTCCCATCCGTCACCCGCACGCACCGGAAGCCCGTCGCGCCCTGCTGCACGGCGGTCGCGACATGCGTCCCCATGTCATACTGCCGCGCAACCACCGGCCCAAAGGCCGCGGCATAGTCGGCCATGGATCCCGCAACGACGGGTTGATTGACCGGTCCCCAACTGGCCGTGCCGACGAGTCCGATCAGATTCGTCGGAACCCCGTTCAACACCAGATTTTGCGGCGCAACAATCTGCACATACAGATCCGGCACCACCAGCGCCGCTGTATTAATGCTGCCCTGCTGATAAATGGTCATACTCAGCTCTCCTTCGCCCGCGGTGGTGTCGGCACCGGAAATTGGATCGTCACGACATCACGCGCGTGCTCGCCCGCCAGGGCCGCCCGCATCGAAGCCGTCGCCGTGATCAAATCCCCAACCTTATGCGGTCCGAATGGGCGGACCACCACCAGCGCACCGCTCATGGGCGAAATACTCCCTCAAACATAAGTCGGCGTGCCAT